AAGACAGGACTTCAAGAGAACGTCCCGGAAAGTATCACCGGCTATAGCTTCATGGTCCGGTTCGAGTCGGCGCGCGCGCTGGCCGTAGACGCCGGTATGCGCGTCCTGCACGCCGGCCTGATCTTCGACGTCAAAGGCGTCTCCCAGGATCTGAAGAACCGCGACCGCGCCTTCATCATCTGCACGCAGGGCGGAAACGATGGCTGACGGCACGAAGGCCAAGTTGGACGCGTCCGGATGGACGGCCGCGCTGGACAAGCTGGTCGGGCCGGCGCGCGAAAGCTTGGCGCGCTCGATGGCGGTCGCCGGCGGCCAGGTGCTGCGCGATGAGGCAAAGATACTGGCGCCCCGTAGCCATCAGGGCGCGGTGACGGACGTGGGGCCAAGAATCCCGCTGGCCGAGGCGATCTACCTTGCCTACAAGGATGACAGATCCACCCTGGCGCATATCGAATATGCCGTGACGTGGAATGGAAGTAAGGCCCCGCATGGACACCTGGTCGAATTCGGCCACTGGCAGACGCACGAGATGTACGAGAAGGACGGCAAGTGGTACGTCGGCGCCAAGCTGGCCAATCCGAAATGGGTGTCCGCAAAACCCTTTCTTCGGCCAGCCTTTGAGTCAGCGAATGCACGGGCGCAGCAAGCCATGATCGAGCGCGGCCGGGCCCGGTTGCCCGAACTGCTTGCCGGGAGCCAGCCGTGAGCTTTGAAACCGACTTCCATGACCTCCTGCTGCCGCTGGCCGGCGGCCGCGTGTATTCCGACGTCCTGCCCGACGTGCCGCAATTTCCCGCCATCGTGTACCAGCAGATCGGCGGCGCGGCTGCCTGGTACCTGGAAAAGGCGATGCCAGATAAGGAGCACGGCAGGATCCAAGTCTATGTCTGGAGCCGCAAGAGAGGCGAGGCGAACGACATCGCGCGCCAGGTGGAGGCGCTGATCTGCGCCAGCCCGTTCACCTCGCAGCCCTACGGCGCCCTTGTCGCGCTGTACGAGGACGCCTTGAAGCTATACGGCACCCGCCAGGACTTCGGAATCTGGCACCAACGATGAATTTCCACCCGCCCGGCAATGCCGGGGTTTTTTTTCACGTAACGAGGACGACACCATGTCTGCTCAGTTCCCCAACGGCACCCTCCTATCGGTGTCGACCGCGTTTGCTGCGGCTATTACCGTCACCGCTGTCACCAACGCTGCACCGCCTGTCGCCAGCGCGGCCGAACCGCCTGAGGCGGGCGCGATCCTGGTTCTGAACAGCGGATGGACCGACGTCAACGAACGCATCGTGCGCAGCCTGGATCCGGATTCGGATGGCACGTTCAAGCTGGAAGGCATCGACACGACGAACATCGCGCGGTTTCCCGCCGGCGTCGGCGTCGGGTCCGTGGTGCCTGTCACCACCTGGGTCCAGCTGTCCCAGGTGCGCGAAATGAGCAAGACCGGTGGCGATCAGCAGTTCTTCACCTGGCAGTATCTGGAAGACCGATCCGGGCGTCAGCGTCAGCGCCCGACGTTCAAGAACGCCAAGTCCATCAATCTGACGTTGGATTACGACCCGGCGCTGGCCTGGTATGAAGCGCTGTCGCAGGCGGATGCCGTCAAAACGCCCGTCGTCATGCGCGCGGTCCTGCCGAACGGCGCCGAGCTTTACTACTACGTGTACCCGTCCTTCGACGCGGACCCGTCTTCTACCCTGAACGAGAACATGACCAACACGGCGACGTTCTCCATGATCTCTGACCTGACCCGTTTCGAGGCAGCCTGATGACCTTCAAAGTCAAAGCCAATCCGACGTTCGACGCGACGCTGACGATCATCGGGCAAGGTCGCGAGCAAAAGCTGAACCTGACCTATCGGCACAAGTCGCGCACTGGGTATGGTGAGCTGCTGGAAAAGCTCCTGCAGGGCGGTCTCACTGACTCGGAACTGGCCTTGGAATTGGTCGAAAAGTGGGATGCCGATGTCGACCTGGACAAGGCTGGCCTGGAGCTGCTGGAGGACCAGCAGCCCGGGGCGACACGGGCGATCATCGAAGGTTATTCGGCAGGCATGCAGGTAGCGCGCCGAAAAAACTAAATGAGGCGGTGGCGGCGTTCCATTGGCGCCGACCATCCGCCGCAGAAGCCGCAGAACTCGGCCTGAAGCCTAGCGACTATGAAGAACCAGTCGCTGACCTCTGGCCCGAGCATGAAGAGGCGTTCATCCTCTACATGCAGAACCATACCCAGTGGCGCGTCGGGCCCGGTGGTGTCATCGGGTTCGACTATTCCATCTATTTCCGAGAAATCGACCGGCTCAAGCTATCGGAAGAAGACGCGGACGAAATGATGGCCCTGATACGCATGATTGAACAGTCGGCGCTGGCCGAAATCCACAAGAGCTGAGACATGTCAGATGCAAGCGTAGGTACCGCGCGGCTTGATATCGTCGTCGACACTTCACAGTTCGACGCCGCTATCAGCAAGGCCAATCGCAGCGTCAGCGGCATGTCTCAGGCGGCGCAGGATGCGTACAACAAGCTGTCCGCCGCGCAGAAACGGCAGGTTGATGGGCTCGTAAAGCAGGCCGACCAGCTCGACCTGACGAAGTCGCAGCAAATCGCCTACAACGCCGCGCTGAAGGGCCTGCCGACGTCCATCCTGGACGAGCTGAAAACGAAGCTGGCCGCCGCTGAGCAGGGCACCGAGAAGTTGGGCATGAGCGCCAAGGCGACCGCCGCGGCGATGCGCCAGGTGCCGGCCCAGATCACCGACATCGTGACCGGCCTGGCCACGGGGCAGGCGCCCTTTACTGTGCTGCTACAGCAGGGCGGTCAGCTGAAGGACGTGTTTGGCGGCATTGTGCCCGCGGCCCGCGCGCTGGGGTCCACCGTGCTCGGTATCGTCAACCCATTTACGCTCGCGGCCGGCGCCGCCGCGGCCCTGGCCCTGGCATATAAAAGCGGGGCAGGCGAGGGAGAAGCGTTCACCCAGGCGCTGATCCTGACGGGCAACGTAAGCGGCAAGTCGGCGCAAGAGCTCTCCGACCTGGCGCGCAGCATCAGCGAAACGGGAGTTTCGCAACACGCGGCCGCACGCGTGCTGGCGGATGTCGTCTCGAACGGAAAGATCGCCACTGACGCCTACAAAGAGGTAACCCAGGCAGCGCTGGACTTGGAGGGCATCACCGGCACCGCCGCGGACAAGACGCTGGCCGTCTTCGAGAAACTGGCCGACGAGCCAACCAAGGCGTCTGCGGCGCTGAACGACCAGTACCACTACCTGACCGCGTCCGTCTATGAGCAGATCGCCGCGCTGGAACGCCAGGGGGACAAGGACGCCGCCGCGGCGCTGGCGCAGCGCACCTACGCCGACGCGGTGATTCAGCGAACCCAGGAAGTCAAGGCGAGCGCAGGGACGTTGGAGCGTGGCTGGGACAGTCTGGCCGGCGCTGCCAAAGGCGCCTGGGACGCGATGCTCAATCTCGGCCGCCCTACGCCGGTGGCGCAGCTCAAAGAGCAGGCCCAGGCGCTACAGGACCAGATTGCACAGCTGCAGGGCGGAAACGGATTTGCCGACAACGCAGGCGGCGCGGCTTTCGGTGGGGGTGGTAACGCGCGCGCGCAGCAGCTGAAGCGCTTGCAAACCCAGCTGGCGCCTATCCTGCAGCAGATCGCCGACGACACCAAGAAATCGGCGGATGCGCGCGCGGCGGCCGAGATCCAAGCGAACAACGATTCTCAGATTTCCGCACAAAGCTATATCGACGATCTGCGCAAGAACTCGCGCAGCCAGGCTCAGATCAGGGCCGACGATATCGCCCAGGTCCAGAAGAATGCGGCCATCTTGGGCCTGACCGCCCAGGAAACCCAGAAGCTGATCGACCAGGTTAACGCCAAGTACAAAGACCCGGCCGGCAAGGCGTTCACCGACGATGCCGCGACGAAGATGCTGGCAAGCCTGCGCGACCAGGCGGCGGCCATGCAGGACCAACTGGACGTCAGTACCAAGCTGACAAGCCAGCAGCAGGCCCTGGCCAAGTTCGAACAGCAGATTGCCGACCTGAAGAATAAGTCGGTTCTGACGGCCGACCAGAAAAGCTTGCTGGCGAACGAAGACGCGATTCGCAGTCAGCTGCAGGCGAATGCTGCGCTGGGCGACCAGGTCAAACTGAAGACCGAGTCGATGCAGCTGGACGAGCGCGCCCGGCAGCTTCAACTGTCGATTCAGTCGGCGCAGGGTAGCCAGGGCGATCAATACGGCCGGCAACTGGCGGGCATGGGAAGCGGGTCGCAGGAACAAGAGCGGATCCGATCGCAGCAGACGCTGGTGAGTCAATACCAGCGCTATCAGGACCAACTGACCAAGGCCACGCCGAAAGACTTGCTTGGGTCAGCTCAGTATCGGCAGGCATCGCAAGATATCTCCGACCAGCTGGACGTCGCGCTGGCGGCCCAGCAGAACTATTACCAGCAGCTGGACGACCTGCAAAGCGACTGGAAGAACGGCGCTACGTCGGCGCTGGATGACTATGTCGATGGCGTGAAAAACGTCGCGGCGTCCACCAAGCAGGCCTTTTCAGATGGATTCAAGGGCGCCGAGGATTCACTCGTGCAGTTCGTGCAGACCGGGAAACTTAGCATTACCGATATGGCCAACAGCATCATTGCCGATCTGATCCGGATATCCGTGCGCACCAGCATTACGGGACCGCTGGCGGGCGCGCTAGGGCAGGCCATCGGCAGTTATTTCGGCGGTGGCAGCGGCGCAGCATCAGGCATTGGGTCGGCAACTGCGTCCGACGTTGGTGCCGCCGGCGACGGGCTGATGTTCCTGGATGGCGGGGGATATACCGGGCCCGGCGGCAAGTATGACCTGGCCGGGTTCGTTCACCGCGGCGAAGTCGTATGGAGCCAAGAAGATGTCGCGCGGGCCGGCGGCGTATCCGCAGTGGAGTCTATGCGGCAAGGCTTTCGCGGCTATGCCGACGGCGGCCCGGTAGGACGCGCCGCGGTACCGATTTCCGCCATGCAGGGCGCTGGCCTGGCCGCCGCGCCGCAGATCGAGCTGAAAGTCATTAACCAATCCAGCCAACCGGTCCAGGCCTCCCAAGGAAATACTCGTGTCGATGGGAAGAAGTTCGTGACGGAAGTCTTCCTCACAGACTTCAAGAACAATGGCCCTATGACGCAGCAGATCAAGACACTGGCCGGTAAGAGATAAACACCATGGCTATCCCAGACTTCCCCCCGTACGCTCGCATCATCACGGACGGATTCACAGAAAAGCGTGACTTCGGCGTGATTCGTACCGACATGGATGGTCTCGCCAAGCAGAGACGGCGTTGGTCGGATCCTATCGTCACGCGATCTGTGGCGATCCTCGTAAAGAGCCGAGATGACAAGGCGGCTTTCGACGCATTCGTGGCCGATGATCTCGCTGGCGGATCGACATGGTTCACCTTTAAAGATCCTGTCGATGGAGTGAACAAATCGGGCCGATTTGTTGCAGGGTCTCAGCAATGGTCCGCTCAGGGTGAAAACTGGTTGCAGCAGGCCCAGATTGAGAGCATAGGATGAGCCGCACCTTCTCCGCCAGCGGGCGGCGGCAACTCCTGGCCACCAGTGCGGATGAAAATCTGCTGGTTTGCCTGGAGATCAGCCACACCGATCTGCCGGTTCCAATTCGGGTTGTCAGGGATACCCAGGATCTTGTCGCGCAAGGCAATACCTATACCGCTTGTCCGTTCGATATCACGCTGCCGGACGATGTAGAGGGCCAGATACCGCAGGCAACCATCCAGGTCGATAATGTCGGTCGCGATCTGACGGAATGGCTGGAATTTAGCCGTGGCGGACAAGGTGCTCAATGCCGATTAATTCAATTGCTTCGATCTGACCCGGACGTTTTCGAAACAGACATAACGATGGATTTGAGCGGCATGAAGATCGACAACCAAAAGGTATCTGGGAATTTGGGATTCGCGAATACCCTAGGACAGGTCGCCGTCACTAAAACGTTTACCCCGCAGAGCGCACCGGGTTTGTGGTGAAATATCCGTTCTTCCACGGAGGCCATATGAAAAGAATCGTCTTCCTCGCCATTCTGTTTTTTGTCACTGGTTGCGCCAGCGTTCCAGACATCCAAACAGCACCAAAGGTTGCGGCAGACTCGATCCTGGATGCGACGCTCACATCGCCGCATGATGGCGCTGGTGAGGTGACGATTAAGCGTGATAGCTGGCCGCTTCACGCCTACAAGCTCGGTGTCTATAGCGACGGAACAAGGATCGCCGAAATCGGAAACGGCGAAGTGTTGACGGTCTACCTACCTCTGGGTCGCCGATTGATCGGCGTCGGACAGTCATCTGCAGGTAAGCCTGAATCTGAAATTCCGGTGGAAGTCCAACAGAGCAAAGAATCGTTCGTTCATCTGACGCTTTCCGCGTGGGGGTGGGGCGGCTGGAATATCGCGCAATCAAGCTACTGAAATAATTCTCCTGAGTAAGCCACCTTCGGGTGGCTTTTTTTATGCGTGGAACAAATGCATTGGTCTGATCGATATGTTGGTTTGCCATACATCGCCGAGTCTGGCGATTGTGCCGCGCTGGCCGCGCGCGTGGCGAATGAGGTGCTGCACATCGACTGCCAACTTCCGGCCGCGCACTCGGTGACGTTGCGTGAACAGGCAAAGCAAATCATGGAATACCGGGACTCATTGGCCGTTAGGGTCGATCATGCATTGGACGCTCAGCCAGCCCTCTTCATCGGTCGGGGACGCACGTGCCATATCGGCGTGGTTTGTCTCATTGACGCGCAGCTGTGGATTTTGCACTCTGACCAGGGATCAGGTTTCGTCGTGCGTGAGCGTTTGCAGAACATGACGCAGCCACACCGATTCCAGCTGGAAGGATTCTACAAATGGCTGTAAGCCAACTGCCGGCGCTCGTCAGCATTCCGCACCCTTTGGTGGCGGACGATCGCGCGCTGTGCTTTGCCGAATTCCTGCCAAGGGAGACGCTGCGCGCCTATATCAATCGAACCGGCGTTGTGGTCGCCCGCGGGCCGGTGGCGGTGTGGCATAACGGCCATAGGGTGCCCGACGCGCTATGGGAAAGGCTTATTCCGCGAAGGGGCGACCAGATCATTGTCCGGGCACGAGCCGAAGGCGGTGGCGGCGGCAATAAGGTGCTGCGCACGGTGGCGCTTGTGGTCGTCGCGATTGCTGCCGTGTACACGGGTGGTGCCGCGGCAGCGGCATACGGCGGAACAGGGACACTTGCGGGTGCGGCGGCTGGTGCGGCGGCCGCCGCCGCAGTAACGATTGCCGGGACGCTGATCATCAACGCGCTGATCCCGCTACCCAAGCCGAATCAGGCGACGACGGCGAACAGCACCGATAACGCGCCAAGTTACCAGATCCAAGCGTCCCGCAACACATCGCGCCCCTTCGAGCCCATGTTGCTTGTAATGGGCGGCCCGATAAAGGTCGTGCCCGATTTGGGAAGCAACCCATCGACTCGGTATGTCGGCGACGATCAATACTTGTCGCAGATTTTCCATTTCGGCCTGCAGCCGGATATGGCGATAACCGATGTGAAGATTGGCGACACGCCTCTGTATAGCTACCAGGGCGTGCAGGATCAGAGGTCCGGGTGGGATGGCGCCATATCCCTTGCGTATGACAACGTCGATACTCTGCAAGGCTTCGATTTGAACCATGTGGATGGGTGGAATTCGCGCACCACGCCAGTAAATACCAACTACATCGAAGTCGAGGTTGCTGCGGTGCTCTTTAGTCTTGATTCAGAGACCGGGAAGTTCCAGCCGCGCGAGGTTGTGTTCCAGATCGAGTATCGAGACGTCAATAGTTCGACCTGGGTACCGCTGGGGTCGTTTACTGATCCGGTCTACGCGACCCACTATTGGGCCTATGGCGTCTATCAAGGCGACAAGGGCGACGGATCGAGTGGCAATCAATGGGTTCAAATTTCCTACGGGAGCTTGAACCAGGCCGACCACGTGGATGGTGAGCGGGAGATCATATGCCAGACCTGGGGCGACGGCAACGCCGGCTTTTACGAGTCGTGCCCGACCTATGAGTGGCGATGGCTGCCTCATCCGTTCCAGCTTGGCCAACCTTGGCAAGGGACCGCCCCCGACCCCCTGATTGGCTTCACGACCAGCGAGGGAATCAGGCTCGCGAACGATACGAACAAAGTCCTGAGGGATACGTATGGCGTTGGAGTGGCCACCGGGCAGTACGAAATTCGCATCCAGAAAGTCACGGAAGACATCAATACCAACACGGATTCGAACGTTATCTCGGTAACGCAGCTACGGGCCTATCAAAATACCCCGACCGACTATACCAACCAAGCGCGCTATGCCGTGCGTATACGGGCCACGTCGCAACTGAACGGTCCGATCGACGAACTGTCGGGAATGTGCACACCGTTCTGCAATGTCTGGAACGGAGCGGCGTGGGTCTATTCTGCCACGCGCAATCCTGCGTGGTGGTTCCTGTGGTTTGCTCTGGGAAAGCGCGACACCGATGGAAACAAGCTGTACGGCGCCTGCATCCCTGAATCGCAGATCGACGTGGAAGGCATCAAGGCGTGGGCCGCCTATTGCGCCGCGAAGGGCTGGACGTTTGACTATGTGCTGGCTCAGAAGATGAGCGCGCACGATGTGCTGACGATGATCGCGCGCGCTGGCCAAGCGTCGTATACCTGGCAGTCCGGAAAGCTGGGCGTGGTTTGGGACGCTGCGAACCTTCCCATCGTGGCCATGATTGGACCCTACAACATCAAAGCTGGGACGTTCGAGGTCAGCTACGTCGACGCCACGGTCGACGAAATCGTCGGAAATTTCGTCAACAAGGACCGCGACTGGCAAGCCGATCAGGTGCGAGTGCGTGTACCCAATGCACCGCTCCTTAACAACCCTCAGACGTTCGACCTGGAGGGCATCGTCGACGCTTCAGTTGCCGGGCGGGCGGTGAACCTACTAGCGGCGAGCCAGAATTTCCACCGGCGGCGTGTCAGTTGGGAAATGGATATCGAAGGCTATATCGCTACGCGTGGCGATGTAGTCCAGGTGTCTCATGACCTGACAGTGTGGGGATACGCTGGCCGCTTGACCGGCGTGACCCGACTCGAAGATGGCGCGATAAACACGCTTCAGCTCGATCGAACGGTGCCTGTTGGCGGATCCGGCTTTCTACAATTGCGCGGCCCTGAGAACCAGATGGTCATGTTGTCGGTCGCCGGCTCCGGCGATGCCGACGAGTTGATCGTTCTCAACCCTGGTGCGCTGTCCGGCTTTCCGACTCCGGGAGGTCCAGGATATGAGGGCGTTGTGCCCTTGGACTGGGCCTGGCAATTTGACCCGGTTCAGACGCCGGGCCGGCGCCTGAAGATCGTGAGCGTGCAGCCCACGAACGACGATGGGGTCCAGTTCGAGGCGGTGGACGACAACCCCGATTACTACAATTCGGAAACCAATCCGTTCGCCTACACACCGCCCCGCGATGGCGCGCTGCTCCGCGGCGTCGTGTTGACACTGGCGTTTGAAGAAACGATCTTGAACGTCAAGGCCGACGTCATCGAACTGCGGATGGACTGGGTCGTGTCGGTGGCCACCAGTGTACGAATCGACTATCGGATCAATGGCGTGGTGGTTCCATCCGTCACCACGTCTGACCGTTATTTCACTGTGCAGGCTCATACGGGCGACGTGGTAACAGTGACTGTGACGCCCATCGGCGCGACCGGGCTGGGCGTTGCCAAATCAGGCACATGGACGATAGTAGGACTCGCCGCGCCGCTCCCGGCCGTCACTGGGCTGACAAACGTGTTCCGCGATGGTCTGACCTGGTTGTCTTGGACACGAGTTGACGACATACGACAGCCGTCCTATGAAATTCGGCTTGGCCCGACGCAGACGAATGCACGCGTTATCGCCGTCACGGATGCATTGGAGTCGCTGGCAGTCGGCAACGGCCTGTACTGGGTCTTCGCGCGATTCACGTTGTCCAATGGCTCCGTCATATACGGGCCGCCGGACAGCATCCTGATCGCCGGCGCGACGCTCGTCCGTAACGTTTTGCTCGTACAGGACGAAGCGCCCGATTGGGATGGAACGCTGTCGGGCGGAGCGTACGTATACGACGGGAAGCTGACGCTGGCACCGCAGGGCGACATTCTTAGCCTGGCCGACGTGATGGTAGAGCAGGACATTCTTTGGTACGGCGGCCCCGCGGCGAGCGGTATCTATACCAACGCGGAAAGCGATCAAGTCGACGTCGGCTATGTGAGTCCGGTGCGCGTGGACTTCGATCTGGAGATCGAGGCTCGCAACGTTACGGCGGACATCCTCATTGTTCCGGATATTTTCGCTGTTGCGGACGTTCTGAATGGGTCGGATCTGTTGAAGATCACAGTAACGCCACAGCTGCGCACGGCACAAGCTGAGGGCGATTGGTCTGAGTGGCGGGACTACGTGCCTGGTCTCATCAACGCGCGTTATTTCGACGTGCGCCTGCTGATCGACACGGCCGACCCGCTCATCATCCCGTTCGTGACGAAATTCGAATGGACCATAGACGTACCTGATCTTCTGCAGCGCGCGGAGTCGGTGAACATTCCCGTGGGCGGAGTGCGGATCACGTATGACAAGGTTTTCCATGCGGTCCCGAATGTCCAGATATCAATCCTGGATGCCTTGGATGGCGATCGCTTCGTGCTGGCCGAATCGGATGAAGAAGGGTTCACCATAACGACCATGAATGGCTCTACCTCCGTGGAGCGCAGCATCAACTGGATTTCTCAGGGGTTCTAACAATGCAAGATCGATCTCAAATTCAGACAACGCCGCCGTTTCCCGGCACGGACCTTGTTTCGCAGATCAACGGAGCGCTGTCGACCATCGCAACAGATTTCGCGGGGGACAACGATCCGGGCGCGATGGCGGGCGCCTACATGACTTGGGCAGATACCGCCAACGGTTTTCTGAAACGGCGGAATGCAGCCAATACCGCCTGGGTCATCATTGCGAATCTTCTGCAGAAGAGCGCTCCGATCTATGCGGCCAATGCAATCCCGACAACAGACCAAGGCCCTATCGTCGTGCAATCGCTCGGCCCGATGGAATGGGACGGCACCAGATATGCCCTTAGCTATTCACGGATGCGTGTTCAGATTGCGACGTCCAACGGATCGCTTGTTGTACCTGCTGGGACCACGCTGCTATTTGCGCAAGGTTGCGGCGCCGGCGGCGGCGGCGGTGGTGGTGCCGGCTATTTAAGCGCCGTGACGCAGTTGCATGGCGGCGGCGGCGGCGCTGGGCAATCCGCTTTTTGGACGGCAGTGCCTGTGACTCCGGGTGAAACACTGACATACCAAATTGGTGCGGGTGGAAGTTCCGGAGCAGGCAATGCGCCAGCGAACGCAGGCTTACCAGGCGGTAATGGAGGTCCCACGCGCTTGCTACGTGGAGCAAGTGTTCTCTTATCGCTTGATTTCGGACGAGGCGGCGGTGGCGGCACATCAGGCGGTCCTGCCCCGGGCGGTACTGGATATCCGGCTGGCGGATGGGGGCAGGGATGCGTGAACTTAACGGGAAGTAATGGCCTGTACATCAGCTCCGGCGCTGGCGCCAACTCGCCGTTTGGTGGTGGCGGATCTGCGCAGGCAGCGCTGTCCGGAGGGCAAAACGGCATCGCTGGCTTGGGGTTCGGTGCGGGCGGCTCTGGTGGTACGTGTCCCTTGGGTACTGGTGGCACTGGCGGCAATGGCGGCGTCGGCGCTCCTGGACTACTAATGTTTGCGTGGTGATAAAAATGACGAAACAAGTGGTGTATCAGATAGGCGGTGGCGCGATCATCGAATGGCGTGACACCGCAATGTTTTCATACGCAGACCCTATGCAGGGAACTGCCGTCTTGGCCATCAACGATGCGGCTTTCGCGAGCCGAGACCAGTGGAAATCGGTGGTCGACAATGCGTTATCTGCTCAAGCCGTGCCCCTTGCCGCGGCACCGATCACAATGCCTGTTCCGGACCAGGTTACCGGCTACCAAGCCCGCGTCATCCTGGCCAAGTACAGACTGCTTGCCGGTACAAACGCATTCTTCGCCGCGCTTCCTGAAGACGATCCGCGCCGTTTAGCTTGGGAGTTCGGCGCTTCGGTTCAGCGAACCAGCGAAGCCACACTAGATGCGGCAAAGGCCGTGGGCCTAACCGACAGCAATGGGGATGTCGACACGGATAAGGTGGATGCCATGTTCTTCGAGGCCAACGCCGTCACGTAGGCAGACCGCGCCAATCTATCAACCCGCTGCGGCGGGTTTTTTTACGCCTGGAGAAAACCAATGCACTGGAGCGCATCTTGACCGATGAACACGATCCGTACCTATCCGAGGCGTTCATCAAAGCGCTGCACGCGCGCGTGGTCAGCATGGAGGGAAACCTCGCTGAGAATACCGACGCGACCAAACGCAACACTGAAGCCATCGAGGACATAGCGAAGGACACCCGGGGCATTATCGAGATGTTCAGTGCGCTAGAAGGTGGCTTCAAGGTTCTGAGCGGCATAGGGCGCTTGGCCAAACCGATCTTCTACATCGTGAGCGCGTGCGGCGCGGTGCTTGGACTGGTTGCAGCCTGGAAGGGAGCTTTCAAATGATCCCTGACGCGCTGAAGAAACGCCTGCTGGCCGCAGTAGCCGGCGGCGCGCTTGGTATCGCGGCCGCGCTGGTCAATCACTTCGAAGGGCGCGAGCACGTTCCGTATCGGGATCCAGTCGGCGTCTGGACGGTCTGCGAAGGGCATACGGGTCCAGAGGTCATTCCGGGCAAGTCCTATTCGGACGTCGATTGCGATCTGTTTAAAGCGCAGGACCTGGCCATCGCTGACGCCGCAGTACGCCGCTTGGTCAAGGTCCCGCTGACAGACTGGCAGCGCGCGGCACTGATCGATTTCACATTCAACCTGGGTGCAGGCCGGCTTGCCGGCTCCACTCTCCTAAAAAGGCTCAACGCAGGTGATTACGCAGGCGCGTGCGCCGAATACGCAGCCTGGGTAAAGGGAAGGGTCGATGGTCAGCTGGCCACGCTCCCAGGGCTTCAGAATCGCCGCGACGCGGACCGATGGGTCTGCGAGCAGAGTTCCTCCAACCCACCGCAATAGGTGAAGCATGATCGACCAAACCCAAGATATTGCGGCAACCGCCGCTTCCACACAGGCGCCGGCTGTTCAATCCGACTCTGGCCCTGCTCCATCGCCGACGGGTCCGGCCGGCAATATGGCTTCCGGCCTGGCCGGTATCGCCCGCGGGACTGCGAGCGATGTGAAAACCGACGTCGCCGCGGCTGTCGCGCGCAGGCCCTGGACCGTTGTGGCCTGGTCTATCGCCATCGGCGCTGCGCTGGGTATCGCCATCGGCGCCTGGTTCTTCTGACCCATGCGCGGCTATCTCATCGCCGCGGCCGCCGGCCTGCTGCTCGCCCTGGCCACGGTGGCCGGCGTGAAGTGGTACGGCCGGCACCAATACGCCGCCGGGCAAGCACAGGAACAGCTGCAGGCGGCAGCGGCCACGACCAAACTGTCTGAGCAGTACCGCTCCCAGGAGCAGGCCGCCCAGCAACAATCCGAGGAAGAATATGCGAAATATCGAGGCCAGGTCCTGGCCACTCAAAAGCGCGCCGCTGATCTTGATGTTGCTGCTGGCCGGCTGCGCGCACAGCTTGCCAGCCTGCAGTCCCGTCGCGCCGCCGAAGTCGCCCAGCCCGTCGGCGGACCTGATGCAGGCGCCGGCCCTGACTTCATCGGAGTTATCGGCGCGTGCGCAGCAAGATATGAATCAGTGGTCGACTATGCTGGGCGACTCGCAGACCAAGTGACCGGATTGCAGGGATACATCAACGGCGCGCTGGGTACACGATAACTATGCCGCGCCCGTTCCCCACGTTATTATCCTCCCCTCAATAATTACAACAGGTGGTGGAGCGCTGACATGAGACATAGCCGATGGTGTATGTTCATCACGTTTTCCGTACTGGTCGGTATTACGCTATGTCGCTCTGCGATCGCCGGCGTTTCTCTATTAGCTTGGATCAACGGGAACGCCTATCATCGGCTGGACGAGACCAACAAAAGGTCATATGTGGTGGGCGTCACCGAGGGGTTGGTATATGCAACCTCGAGCCTGCAGGAGGATATCTACCGCCGGATGGGCGCATGCCTGGAAGGGGTGACGACCGGTCAACTTCAAGCCATGGTCGATAAATGGATTGAGGCGCATCCAGAACAATGGGATCGGGCCGCAGCGGATCTCGTCTATACGGCACTTCAGAACGCATGCATAGCGCGTCGGCATCCGCTTGTCGATAAGTGAGTGCCGCAAAGCTATCGGTCTGCCGGTACTCCGCGCTTCTCGCCCGTGACCTGCCGCGCCGGCTTATCCTCCCGCACGCCCTGGAATGACGCCTGTCGAAGGATGCCCGCATCCGTGATCGTCGTATAGGCGACTTCCACCACTATCTCCGGCCGCACCCAGTGCATGGTCGGCTTCGAATTGCCGCCCCAGCGGTCCGATAGCTGCGGCTTTTCCGTGAACGGCATTTCGTCCGTCGCCAGTGGCGCCAGGCGCTTCATGAGCATGTCGATGGTCTTGCCGCCGAATCCAGACCCCACGCGGCCGGCGTAGCGCAGCTTGTCACCCTGACGCAGGCCGACCAGTAGGGCGCCGAAGCCAGTTCGCGACCCGCCTGGGTTGGTCCATCCGCCTACGATGAATTCCTGCCGCGGCCGGCATTTCAGCTTGATCCAGGTGTCGGTGCGCCCGGCACGGTACGGCGCGTCCAGACGCTTGCCAACCAGGCCTTCCAGTTTGCGGCGGCAGGCCTCTGCGTGAAGCGCGGCCGCGCGGTCCGCATCTTCCACGTCGGCGACCACGCTGCGAACGATAGCGGCGTTGTTCGGGACGCCGGCCAGGATGGCCTGAAGTGCCTTGGCGCGTTCACTGAACGGATCGTCGCGCAGGTCCTGGCCGTTCCACCATGGGATGTCGAAAGCGACGTACTGCACCTGCTTGGCCACGCTCTTATCCATGGCGTTCTGCAGGCGCTGGAAGCTGCTGATTCCGTATTCGTCCATGACGACGATCTCACCGTCCAGCCATCCGGTGCCGGCAAGGCCCAGGGCCTCGATACGCTCAACCAAGTCGGCCAGCTTCGGCGTCCAGTCCTTTGCCTCGCGGCTGAAGAAGCGCACGCCCGAGTCGTCGATCCGGCAGACCATGCGGTAGCCGTCGAACTTGACCTCATAGGCATAGCCACCTGCCGGCGGCGCATCGACCAGCGTCGCCAGCTGCGGCTTGATGAAGTCCGGCAGGCCGGCCATGGCTATTTCTTGAGGTACTTCCTGACCGCCTCGACCGAATTGCCCACCTCTCGCACGGCGATTCGCAATTCGTCGGGGCTGGCGCTCAGCGTCTTGGTCCAATACCGGACCTCCCATTCCTCGTTCAACGCAATGCGCGAGCGGTCCTGCGGGCCGCGGTTGGTGAGATCGTCTGCCATAGCTGTCTCCTTGCTGGGGGCGGGGTGTTCATAGAGCAAGGTGCGTGCCGTGGACGGTAGCTACGGTTCCGCGGATTTCGGCCCGGCCTTTCGGCCGGGAGCTATCAATTCGCTTTTGATCTCGCCCAGCTCAGTCACGCACGGCTCCGCTGCCAAGTCGTGCACAAACTCCTCCCACACGGCATCCAAGAAGCCGCCCGGCTTAGGGAACCGCTCGCGCAGCTGTTCGGCGCGCAGCAACATGGCCCGCAAGCGCTTGATTTCATGCAGCAGGGTGACCACGTCGCTCCACACCACCTGATCCTGATATGCGCACGGCGCCCGCGCCGCCGTGACTTCATAGCGGGCGCGGATCCGCGTCAAATCTTCGTGTGTAAGGGGCGGCCGGAGCGGCATGGCTGGTCACATGTGACTGTATGGATATACAGTATATTCCGGGCCGACAGCGATCAACATTCTTGAGCGCGGAGCAAGGCGATTTCGCGGTGGATCAAATCCCGATGGACCTCCATCAGAGACAAGGAGCGTTCCATCGCGGCCAAAAGCTCGTGCGCTTGCTTGGTGGGCCAACCGTGGTCATACGCGCGCTGAAGGGCGGCGCGCTGAAAGGCGATTCGCTCTTGTGCCTCTGAGATATACCGGTTCGCGCGGGCCAGTTCGACCAGCTCGGCCTGTAAGGCGGACAC